CTCGTTTGTTGTTATCGTGTCGATCCTTCAGCTTGTCATTCTGACAGTGAATTACTTACAGAAGGCCCAGGAAGTAATCCTGGCTCCTAATGTTGTTATCCCAGCTGTCAGTTGATTTGAGGGATCCCCAGCTTCTCGTTTATAGAGAGCTGGAGGCCTTCCGTGAGGATTTTATGAATCACCAAAGCGGGTGGAGCACTGTGTTCTCCCTATTGGTCTACAGGCATGGTGACATAATATATCGCCGGGTCTTTAACTCGTTCAGTTTTATCGAACTTGATAGAGAACTCGGAGGTATGTATCTCGCCTTTCCTGAAAAGCCCAAGGGGGTGCACTTTGTCCTATCCGTTAAGGAATTCGATACTTACGGTCGGCTTGTCGAGACTTATGTACAGTTTGACGGCTTACTCCAGGTCAACTATAAGAAGAGCCGGAAGGCTACTTCGAATAGTACTCCCAATGAGAAATCTAGGGAGTGGATTCTGGATGCTAAGTTGCCAGCAGGTGCAAAGGTCTCGTTACGGCGTATAAAATTATCTATGCGTCGTGCGAGTGATCCGTTCAGAAGGAAAACTGTTCGGACCACCAAGGCTAAGTCGCCCTTTAGTGCTGTAAAAGGTACGAGAGCGAACCCAGAAGAAACTTCTGGAACGTATCGAGTTAGGAATCGGAATAGTAATGGGGTTGACACGTTTTATGATACAAGTGTCATCCGTTACCACCGGACCTATACTTCGGTACGCACCCCGGGATTTAAGAAAAAGTCGCGCGATCACACGCTTCGTCCAAATCCGTACAGTATGTCTATGTACAGGATTTTCGATGGAACGTATGAGAGCAGAACTGATTCGGTTACTAATGGTACTCCTGGTTGGAGTATCTTAAATAACACAATCCAAGGGCTTGGTCTTATGGACACAAATCCACAGCCGCATGATGCGGCAATGGTTAATCCTGCAATCGCTAAATTGGCGGGCAAGATTAATGCTGCTAACGTAAACCTAGGTGAGGACCTCTTCACGGCTAATCAGACTATCCGTCTGTTTACATCAAATGTAACCAGATTAGGAAAAGCTTTTCAGCTGTTACGGAGGGGGAATCTACCAGGGGCTATGAAGCAGCTTCGCAAACCGGTAAAAGGAAGTCTAAAGCGAAAATTTAACGCACTGAAACAAGGCGGAAAGTCAGGCACGGTCCTGGCCGCAGAAATGTGGCTAGAACTACGCTATGGCTGGATGCCCCTAATCGGTGACATTAAAGGTTCTCTCGCGATTTTCTCTCAGCTCTTGTCAAAGAGCCCGACGGTTTGTTATGTCCATGCCAGTAAGACAAGTATTGCGAATGGCAAAATCGGCCTTAGTTACGAC